ATCATCGGTGGCAGCGAGTTAGCAGCGTATGATCTAAATATCAATGTGCAGGCACAAAGTTAGGACATAAAACATGGGATACGTTATTGCATCACCAAGATTAGGCATAGTAGGCGATACCTATGAGCCTGCCGATGGTGTCAACATTGAGGCACTGATTGAGGGTGGGTTTATTAAATCCACCATTAAGAGCACAAAATCTGATAAACCTATTAAAGACACCAACGAGGAGTAACCCACATGGCCACCAGCACTTACCTATCTAATCCAGTAGTCACAATCAACTCAGTTGATATGACTGACCAATGCACTGCAGCAGTTTTTACACGTTTAATTGAGTCGCTTGAGTCAACAGCATTTGGTCAAACCAATCGTTCATACGTTGGTGGTCTTGAAAACAGCACACTTACTGTGACAATGTATAACTCGTTTGCTGTCACAGAAACTTACGCAACACTTAAGTCTTTAGTTGGCACACAGGTGACTGTTAAAGTCAAACCAACATCGGCGGCTACATCTGCCACAAACCCTGAGTCAACACTTACTGCCGCGTACTTAGAGTCACTGCCAATCGTTAACGGCGCAATAGGCGCACTTGACACAATTGACATTACTTTTACTGGTGGCGCATACTCAGTAGCAATCGCTTAACTAATTCTCGCCGGCAACGGCCCGACACGAAAGAGGCAAGATGCAATTAAGACTTAAAGCCACGTTTAACGATGGCACAACAAACGAGGTTGTAACCAACCTTTCAACCGTTGTCGCATGGGAACGCAAATACAAGCGCAAAGCGTCAGAAATGGCATCAGGTATTGGTGTTGAAGATTTGGCCTATTTGTGTTACGAGGCAACCCGTGCATCTGGTACAACTGTGCCCGGATCGCTTGATCAATTTATTGCAACACTTTTAAGCATTGATGTCTTGGAAACACAAGACCCAAAAGCGGAAACGGCTCAGTAAGGCGAGCGCTGGCAGAAATCCTCGTTGCCACCGGCTACTGGCCGCCAGAGATTACATTTGAGGCAGACGATATGAACGCCGTGATCGAGATACTTAACAAGCAACGCGGCAGCCGATAATGGCTTCTGCCTCACCTAACGTGCGTATCACTGGTATTAAAGAAGCGTTGGCTGAACTTAATAGCATTGACCCTACTTTTAGGCGCGAAATAACTAAACGAATTAAGGGCGCTGGAGAACAAATTATTAGTGATGCTCGATCAATGGTTGCATCATTTCCTAACTCTCTTGGCAATGGCGCACCGCTATCTGGCATGGTGCGTGGCAATCTAATTAAAGGCCGAGAAACAAATTGGAAAACAAGCCAAGTGCAAAAAGGCTTTAAGGTTAAAGTTGGAAAACGCGCAAGCAAAGAACGCTATGTAAATTTTGATCGAGGCGGTTATACAGAACAAGTTGTTTATGGCGCAAAACCTTATCAACTTATGACAATTCAGCAATCCGATGCAGCCGGCGCAATTTATGACCATGCAGGCAGAAACACCTCGTCAACATTTGTTAGCAACCTTAATGCTGAGGTAGGTCAAGAACCACGCGCAATTGATAAGGCTGTAGAAAAAGGTCGTTTGCCAGTCACACTAAAAGTGCTTGAAGTAGTGCATGATGTAGAGAAAGCAATCAACAGAAACCTTAAGGTTAACTATGGCAATTAACATACCCATTCTCACTAGTTTTGTGGATAAAGGTGTTAGCGCTGCCGAAAAATCTTTTGGCGGTTTGACAAAATCAACCCTAATTGCTGGCGCTGCTATTGCTGGTGCTGTAACAGCGGTTGCTGCATTTGCATATTCATCAATTCAAAAAGCATCAGATTTCAACGAGGCAATAAGTAAAAACACAGTCGTGTTTGGTGCAATATCTAAAGAGGTAGAAAACTTTGCACAGACTGCCAACCGTTCTTTAGGCATAAGTGAAACAGCCGCGTTACAGGCCGCAGGTACGTTTGCTATTTTTGGCAAATCTGCTGGCCTAGCAGGTAAAGATTTATCAGATTTTAGTATCCAATTTGTAACATTGGCAGCCGACCTTGCATCCTTTAGCAACACAAAAGTTGACGATGCAATATCTGCAATTGGATCAGCGTTGCGTGGTGAGGCTGAGCCACTACGAAAATATGGCGTGTTACTTAATGACACAACACTTAAAGCCGCTGCAACTGAACTAGGTATCTATTCCGGCAACGCAGCACTAACAGCACAACAAAAAGTATTGGCTGCACAAAAAGTTATATTTGATCAAACATCAGACGCGCAAGGAGATTTTGGTCGAACATCAACCGGTCTTGCTGCACAACAAAAGATATTAAAAGCAACTTTAGAAAACATACAAACCAATCTTGGTCAAGCATTTTTACCAATCTTTCTTAAAGCCGTTAAGTTTTTTAACGATGAAGTGACTCCAGCGTTTGAGCGTGTCGCTGAAGTTATTGGCGAAAAAGGTCTTGTTAAAGGCTTGCAGCAAGCGTTGTTTGAGATGGGTTCATTTGGGCCGGGAATGGTTGACGCGTTTAAGCAAGTTGCTGTCACATCTGCTAAAGCAGCCAATGCTTTATATAAGTTCGCTGTAGTTACTGCTGCTACTGCTCTTTTTGCTATGGGCCAAGCCGGCAAGGCTTTAGGATTTTTAGGTAAAGCGTTTGACGATTTAATTGACGTTGATGCACTTGGCGCAAGTTTTGACAATTTTGCTGCCGGCATTAAAAACATGGGAAGCGCTTCTGATTACAGCAGTTTTGCAGCCAAGAAACTTGCAGAGGATGCAAAAGCCGCCGCCGATGCCGCCAAAGATTTACCACCACCGGGTACTACAGACAAATTAAAGAAATTAGAAGCCGCTGTTAAAAAGGCTTCACAGGCACTTACTCAAGAAATGAACAAAGCGCTTGACGATGCAAAAGACAAATTAAAGACAGCACAAAACAATTTTGATGATTTTTCTAAAACTGTTTCAGACGGCATTAAAGACGGGTTTAGTTTTGGAAAAATTTTATCTGATGCAGCCGAAAAATCAAAAACTTTAGCAACAGCAGTTAAAGAGTCAAACAAAGCAATAGCAGATGGATTAAACAAAACTTTAGATAAAGCAACAGATCAATTAAGAAACGCAAAAACGGCGTTTACTGATTTTGCAAAAACTGTGTCTAGTGGAATTAAAGAGTCGTTTAGTTTTAAGAAAGCCAACGAAGGCAAAGACGGGTTTATTACCGGTTTACGCGATCAAGTAGAAGCAATAAAAACTTATACAGCAGACGTACAATCATTGTTGCAACGCGGTTTATCTCAAGAAGCATTAACACAGATTTTGGCTGCCGGCTCTGAGGCAGGCGCAGCGATAGCACATAATTTGTTGGCTGGCGCTCAAGATGACATTACAGGCCCAGAAGGCGTAAACGCATTAGTCAAATCGGTACAAGATACTGCTGAACAACTTGGTATGTCAACGGCTAAAGGTTTTTACGGTCAAGGCGTTGATGCGGCTCAAATATATTTTGATGGAATAAAAGAACAATTTGATCAAGCCACAGAAGCAGTCAACGCTGTTGAAGCCGGCGCTGATGTAACTGCTGGATTTCTTGAAGGGTTAATTTCTCAAATTACTGGCATACAAAGTTATGCAGACGATGTATCAACCTTGTTGACAATGGGTTTGTCGCAAGACTCATTGAAGGCAGTACTAGATGCTGGTGGTGAGTCTGGTGCGGCAATTGCAAAAGAATTGATAAAGGGTGGCGCAAACGCCATCATAAAAACTAATCAATTAGTTGACTCAGCAAAAGTTGCTGCTGCACTTGTCGGCCAGCAGGCTGCAAATCAATGGTATGGCGCTGGTGTGTCTAACGCGCAATCATATTTGCAAGGTGTCGAGGCCGCGTTTGCTGAGGCACAAAAACGATTGAGTGCTAAAGGTCTCAAGATTGCAGACGTCAAAGGCATTGCGGCATCATTTAGCGGTGCACTTGCTGGCCCATCAGTCACACCAATTAACATGACACCAGAGCAAGGCGGTGGCATACCCGGTGGCGGCTCTGTAGTAATTAACGTCAACGGTGTGTTGAGCAACGCTCAAACAGGGCAAGCGGTCTTGGACAGCCTGACCCAGTACACACAGGTGTACGGCCCACTTAACTTGGCGATTAGGTAATGGCTGGTGCAGCCGTCATCTCAGGTGGCGATTACCTACTAGAACTCTCAACAGGTTACGACTCATCAGCGTTTTATTTGGATGACTCAACGCTTAACGGCACTGCCGTCTTAGACGGCGATGGCACAGATTATGTGGATATCTCAAACCTTGTGCAAGACATCACCATTAGTCGAGGCCGTAAACGGCCGCGCGATGTGTTTGGGCCGGGACAGATGGCGGTGTCAATTAACATACCTAAAACAAACCGTAACCTAGACCCGTTTAATACCAGTAGCCCGTACTACAACACGCTCACAGAGCAACCCGGTCTTGCACCATTACGGGACATCCGACTAAGCCGTAACGGTGATCGCCTATTTACTGGCAAGATCACCACGTTTAATCAACAATACACAATGGATGGTTTAACCCAATATGCGGTATTTGCTGCCGATGATATCTACACCCTGTCACAAGGTTTCTTGCCCGAAACCGCCACTAGCGCTCAAACCTCATCAGCACGCATTACAGCCGTTTTAACGGCCGCAAACTACACAGGCACTACATCGCTTACAGCCTCACCAACAGCCACGCTAGGCGCTTACACAATCGCTAGTGGCACAAACGTCAACGCCTATCTAAACCGCATCCAAGAGGCCGAGCAAGGCCGTATCTTTTGCAGCCGCACCAACGTGCTCACCGCACAGGCTCGCACCGGCACAACCCTGTCAACACCTATCGCCACGTTCACCGACACAGGTGCAGGCACAGATTATGACGTGCTACAAGTTGAGTTTGACCAATCACCAGTAATCAACAATGCCAACGTGACCATTGAGGTTGGCGGCACATTACAAAACGCTAAAGATACATCATCAATTGGCCAGTATTTTACGCAAACACAAGCGATCACAGACAGCCTCTTAAGCACCAATGCACAGGCTGCCACGCTTGCCAGTTACTTACTTGTGCCGTTGCCGTTGCCACGTTTCACCAGCATCTCAACCAATTTTCTTACTCTGACAGACCCACAAAAAACGGCGCTCACCACCACCGAAATTGGTGACACGGTAACGGCCGTTAAAACCTTTACATCTGGCACACCACTAGCGATCACACAAGATTTGAGCGTTGAGGGTATAGAGCACCGCATCAATGTCTCGACTGGGCATCGAGTTACGATCTACACGGCTGCCACAACCGTGCTGTCCGATCTGGTTTTGGATGACCAGACCTACGGCATCATCAACTCAACTAATGCGTTAGGGTAAAGTCTGACTATGGCAAATACACAGACAACCGTGCCACTTTTTGTAGCCAATCAGGTGCTTACAGCCGCACAACAAAACGCTAGTGCCGGCACTGGCGTACCAGTTTTCGCTACTACCGTTACACGTGATGCTGCGTTTGGTGGAAGTAATAAAGTGTTGGCAGAGGGCCAGTTGTGTTACATCGAGGCCAGCGATGTTGTGCAGTATTACACGGGCGCAGCGTGGGCTACTGTCGGGCCAGCCGCACCAGGTTTTGTTTTTATTACTGGCGCAACATTTACAGCGCAAAGCACAATCTCAATGCCAGCAAGCACATTTACAACGGCATACAAAACTTACAAAGTGATTTTGCAAACCACAGCCGCATCCACAGACTTAAATATTTTGTGTCGAGTCAATGTCGGTGGTACAGCAAACTCGACAAGCGGCGCTTACCAATGGTCGCGCGGCGGCAACTTTTTTAACAGTGCGGCAAACGACCAAGGAAACAACACAACCCAAACATCCGCACAAATAAACCAAGCCCGAAACAGCAGTTACATGGCATACGCAACAAACGACATGACCGTTTATGACCCTGCCAATAGTGCGACAATGACCAACTCAAACGGCAACTACACAGGCGCAATAGATGGCAACTCAATTGGTAGTGCAGGCGATTACGGTTTTACAATGACAGCAACCGCCGCAAATGACGGTCTAACATTTTTAACTAGCACAGGCACAATTACTGGATTTTATAGAGTTTACGCATTGAGCGAAAGTTAAAACAATGGCTGAATATCAAATACAAATAGGCAACGATGTGCGCGATATGACTGACGATGAAATAGTGCAACGCAAAAAAGACGAAGCCGAAGCCGCAGCACAAATTGCGGCAAGAGCCGAAAGAGCCGAAACCCGTGCAGCGTTGCTTGCTCGTTTAGGGATTACAGACGATGAAGCCGCGCTATTACTTGGCTAGTTTTGTGCTCGCATTAATCCTGACCGCTTGCGAAACAACACGCGACAATGCAGGCAAAAAAACTGTACGCAATAGTGTATTACCCAGTCATTGCGTCACAATAAGGCAGTGCGAAAATGGCTAGGGAAAGAGCAGAAATAGAATTACTGCACGCACGCATGATTGTGTTTGTCGGTTGCACTATTGCAGTTACTTTTGGACTTACAGTCATTGGTTTTATATTCGGACTTTTGTTCGTTTCACAGCCTTTAGAACAATCACCTAATGACGCAGCGTTTATTGACTTGCTAAAAACATTGTCAATCTTTATGACTGGCACGTTGTCTGGTCTAGTTGCCGCCAACGGCCTTAAACGAAAACCTGCTGATGGCAGTACTACCAGCCAACCCTAAAGTCATCGGGTCTAAGCCGTACACAGGCAACAGTGACGGTGCGGTTGATGCACCTCTACCCGGCATGGATGAGATCATCCGCCAATGCGTTAAATATGCCAACGGTGCACTCTGGAATAATGGCTCATGGGGGATACGAGATATGCGCGGCAAGCCCGGCTCATTATCCGTGCACGCCACTGGTCGAGCATGGGATGCCTCTAATCGCATGAGTGAGAAACATCAACAAGCCAACCGCAAAAGCGCGCTTGTGTTTATCAACGCATTGGTGGCAAACGCAAATGAGTTAGGCGTTGAGATGATTATTGATTACGCAGTAAAAGATTTTGGGCGCGCATGGCAATGCACTCGACAAGCATGGAAAAAGTATGACGTGCAAACAGTTGAGCACGGTGGCTCAGGCGATTGGTTTCATATAGAACACTCTCCAGCGTTTGTTAATCAACCGCTAACCCTTATACAGCAAGCGTTTAAGAGGGTATTCACCGAATTGCCACACTGATGCCCTAAGGTCGGATGACCGGCGATAAGGGGAGATGCAATATGGCTGATGCCAAAACATACGTTTACGAGGTTTACACAACTCACCTAGACACAGATCAAATGGTGTTGGTACAGATATTCCGCGACCCTGATAACGGCAAAGTATTACACGCACAAATCGCGTTTAAGAGCGCTGTCGGTGACTCTTGGCAAACGCCTTACCAATTGGAGAAAAAATGACTTACATTGCAATCAAAATAGGTGCATGGTTTATTACAGGTTTAGCAGCATTTACATTGCTATGGGATGCCAGCAAACCACCAGAGCCAAAACTGCAACCGGGCATACAAATCACCACAACACTCAACAGTATTGTGCCAGTGACCGTTGCACCAACGACCACATTGCCGTACAAAGGCTGCATGGAATACCTAAACGATGCAATCATTGCCGGCTGGCCAATTAGTGAGTCACCAATGATTTTGCGAGTTATGCAACGTGAGAGCGCGTGCAACCCTCTGGCGCTCAACGCTAAAGACTCAAACGGCGGTAGTCGAGGCTTATTCCAAATGAATTCTGTGCACGATCGTTGGCTTAAACAGGCTGGCATTATTAAACAACGAGATGATCTATTTAACCCAGACGTAAATATCCTTGCGGCGTTACACCTCTGGCGTAAGGTTGGCTGGTCGGCATGGGCGCTGCCCAACCCATGACCGACACACCATATCCCGAGCCCGGCATCAGCCAAGAAACGAGACAAGCAATGTATCCCGATACTTACAGCGACAAATACAACAAAGTGTTTAAGGAGTTTATTGATGACATCTTTAGACCAAACCACATTGCAAAACCTGAACAGCCAGACCACTCGATCTTGCTTGATGAACTGGTGCTGATGTATGACGCACATATGACCATTGGCGGTGAGCAAAACAGGTTTAACGCCTCAGTGATACGCGCGGCGATCAATGTCATTAAAGCGTTGTAAATTATGTGGGCTAATGATGCGCGGCACACACCATGCCACCAACCCAAGCAAAGTGTTGTGGTGTCATCCCGGCTTAAAAGCCTGTGCTAAAGTCAAACCAATAAACCCGACTAAGGAGACCCGACATGAAAACAAGTGACCATCCATCATTGCCCTACAACGGCAAAAGCGGCCACGTTGCAGCATCCAAAACATCTACAGCGCGCGCATTACATGAGGATGCAACAGGTGTTACAGGTAAACGCCAAATAGC